ACTGTACAAAGAAGAGGTATCGCTATGCTCAGTAAAATTAAAGTTTACGGTAGATTGGCTCGATTCTTGGGAGAGCGTACTTTTGAAGCAGAAATATCATCTCCTACAGACGCTTTTAGATTTTTAGTGGCAAACTTTCCTAATTTAGAATCTCATGTCTTACAACAGAACTATTGTGTGAAAGTAGGAGATTATGAGATTAATGAGACTGAATTAGACATTCCTACAGGAAGTCAGGAGATAAGAATCGTACCAGTAATTATGGGGGCGAAAAAAGGTTTAGGAAGATTCTTATTGGGAGCAGTTCTTATTGGTGCTGTTGTAGTTACTGGAGGTGCTGCTGGAGTAGGTTTCGGTGCTTCTGGAGGACTTGGTTTTGGATTAACAGCAGGAACTTCAGCGACATTGGGAACATCTTTATTAGCAGCAGCAGGAAACTTAGGTATTTATTTAGCATTATCAGGTGTAGCTCAAATGATAACTCCTACAGAAGAGCTTGGTGCGGATTCTGACGATCCATCAAGTTTTACATTTAACGGAGTACAAAATACGATAAGGGCTGGTGTTGCTATCCCTGTTGTTTACGGTGAAATATTTACTGGATCGCTTGTTGTATCAGGCGGTATTGATACAGACGATTACTCAGGATAATTATGTTTAAAATACCTGAAATACATTTTGGAGCAGGACGAAAGGAAATCCAACTGAACCCTTTCAAATGGTTTGGCGGTGGCGGTGGTACGGCAACAGTAACTTTAGGTTCTTTGCAAAGTAGACAATCAATAAACCTTATTGAAGTCATAAGTGAAGGAGAAATTGAAGGTTTTCCATCAGCAGCAGGATTAACAAAAGGAACTGATGCTTATTCTCAGGCAGCCTTAAAAGATATATTTTTAGATAAAACACCGATTATAAGGCCAAGTGCAGATCCTAATAATATACAAACTTCTGACTTTAATTTTCAAAGAATAAAATTTGAACCTCGATTTGGAACGTCTAACCAAACTCACATAAAGGCTATTAGTGAGATTGAGAACGAAGTAGGTGTAGGAGTAAAGGTAACTAACGCATTACCAGTAACAAGAACTGTAACTGATTCTAATATTGATGCTATTAGAGTTACGATTCGTTTTGATGCTCTTGTTAATATCAATGAAAAAGATGGAAAAAACTTAGGAATTGCTGTTGATGTATTTATAGAAATTACTGAAAACGATGGTACTGTGTCTCGTTTTGACAAAGATCAAGGAGGGAGCACATCAATTCAACCTGGTGGTCTTTTTGGTTTGATTCCTACTCAGGTATCAGAGTTTACAGTTCGAGGTAAGTCAAAAAGTGCATATAGTAGAGATTTTTTAATTCCAATCAAAGATAACGCTTCTTTTCCTATACAAGTAAAAGTAGGTAGAGATACTAGTGATAGAACAAGTGAAAGAGTAACAGATACGTTTTCTTGGACATCTTTGACAACAATAATAGATGAACGAAGAGCCTACCCAGATATAGCTCATCTTTATTTACGTCTTGATGCAGAACAATTTGCCAGTGTTCCTCAGAGAATGTATCGGATTCGTGGAGTAAAAATAAAAATTCCACACAATGCAACAGTAGATCAAACAAATGGAAGATTAACTTATAGCGGTACATTTAATGGAACTCTTACTACAACAAAGCATTGGTGTTCCGATCCA